CTTCAGTCTCTTCTGTTTTAAATGAAAAATTAGATTCAGGCTTTTTTACTTCCTTCTTGTCATCATCTTCATCTTCATCTGTTTTAGTAATGGGTGCTGCAACTTGTGCATCACCGACTCCTCCGAAGAAACTTTCTACGTAAGATTCATTTACTATGTTGTCTTGTTCTGTCATATATATTTGGTTTTTTATGATTTACTGTCAATAAAAAATAATAAAAATAATTTATTTTATTATTATGTGGTCTTGAATTTTTAACTATGGCTAACGTTAGTTATTTCTTATTGCTTTTGTCCTTTTTTAACTCTGCATTAGTTTTATTTTCCCTTGCAATCTCCAATTGTTTTTCTGCAATATCTCTTTTAGTTAGTAATTCTTGTTCCTTTACAGATAGTTTACGTTCTTCTATATTCTTATCATTGTACATTTTTTCTTTGTCCATCATAAGTTTTTCCTGAAACTGACCTAACTGAGCATTAAATTTATCAATCTCAAGAATATCTGGCACCTCATTAGTGTTAATGTCATTATTTTGAGAGAAGCCCATTGCTTTAATAGTAGCTTCAGTAATTTTAGTCTGTCTATCTTTATCATTTTCCCCGGCTTCAAATTCTCTTTCACCTGCAAGTTCTTGTTGTTTGGCTTCAATTTGTTTTTGCATCATTTCTTGCTCATGCTGTTGTTTTTGTTGAGTTTGATTATTAAAATCTTCAACAGATTTTTTAGCTGCATCAACAACTTCAGATGGGGTATTTGCTGCTACTATTTTTAATAGATCATATATATTTGCACCTGATGTATTATTTTGAAGAATTAATTGCTTCATTTGATCTAATACTGCTTTTGCATCGGGCTTAAAGTGAGTATACACTTGTATATCTCTTGCAAGTAATCTAGCACCATCCAATGAAAACATTATGTTTTCATCATTTGCAGTAGTATACTGAAGGTTTAAACTTGGATTATTTGATTGAAAATACTGAGCAGCATTTACCATCATTTCTCTAACCCTTGGCATTATGAAATTAATGTGAGTAGTAAAGTATGTCTCTGTTTGAGAATATGAATTGTTAACTGCAGCCTGTGTTCCGGTTGCTGTTTCAGATGCTGCTACTGATCCTAATCTTTGTGGAGTAATACCAATTGTAGCAAATGCTTCAGTTTTTGCCCATTCACCAACTCTTAAACGAGAAAATAATCTTTGTGTTTGCTCAAGATTTAATACTTGATAATGATTAAATCCTGCTCTACCCTCGAGGTTTTCCATTGATGTATCCAAAGGAAGTATTTGGAAATCCTTCATTGCAACATAGGCTTTTGCTAAGTTGTTTTGTCCCCAATCTTCACCCATTGAATTCTTTGGTAAATAGTTTTGATCCAAAAGAACAACACTACCTACTTCATCAATAAGAATATCTTTAACTTGGTTATTTACTAAATTATAAATAACTTGGTATGGTTTCATAAGATCTACCATCGATGTAGGGATGTTTAGACGTATGTCTGAGCATGTTATTCCTTCAACGGGTAACTTAGAGTTCCAAAGGTCATTCTCTGCCTTAAACTGGAAAGGAAGAGGTGCCACACCTATATAGATTGGTTCAAATGAATAGTTTTTTGTAAATGCCGGGGCAAGTAAAGTATTAATTTTCTTTCCTCTCCATACTTCATTAATCCAAAACCACTCAATGTATTCTCCAAATATTAAAGTATCTGCATCTCTTTTCTTTTTAAATGATTCATCAAATAAGGGTTCATTTATAATTACATAGTCTTCTGTCACTATGTCTGTTTCAACTTCACCTTGATCATTTATTTTAGTTAAATATCCAACTCTTTTTTGTGATTTCCAATATACTTCAGTTACTCTAACCATACCTTTGTTAAAAGGATCAGCGTCAGATGATTGATTTAACCAACCAAGGAATGAAGTTTCAGAAGTAAGATTTGTATCACTAACCATATCTCTTGCAGCAAGCATATCATGCAATGCTTTAGAGTTAGGTGATTGATCATTTACTCCTCTTGCTGGATCATAGTACAAAGAATTTTCTGTACCTGCCGGCATTGGAAGTAAAGTTGTATTGTAAATATACTCAAGGGATTTTACTTCTTCATCCTTAAGATCATAACCATATCTATCAATTACATCTGGAATTGACATCATTAATATTCTACCTACATAGTTACCATCTGCTACATATTTAACATCAGGAGATTTGTGATAGAATGTATGAAGTGGAGACCAAAGTTCTACTTTGTAATCATCCTCTCTTAAATCAATATGCCAAAATTCTGAGTCAGTAATTAAGTAATCTCTGAATGCAGTATTCTCAAGTTCAAACATTTTAAACCTTTCATCGTCAATATTGATTTGATGTTGGCCCCATTGTTCTACTACTGATCTGTAATTTTTTCTATAAATGTCTTGTATTTCAGGAAGAGACTTAACTTGTTGATTAAGTTGTTCTTTCATTTGAGCAACTTCCTCTTCTGATTTTGGCTGATATCCTGAAGCTAAAAGATTTTGAACTAATTTAGCTTGAGCTTTAGCCTCCATGTATTCTCTAATGTTATCAATTTTAGCATCAAGTTTTTCATTCTTAGAAAATTCATCTACAGCCTGAACAGTTACTTTAGTGTTTCTCTTTGAAAATTCACCTACTAATACATTAATAGCATTTGGAATAATTGGAAAAAATGAAAGAGACAATACATGTGGATCATAATCATCACCTTTTACTTTTTCAAGCATTCCAGTGTATTCATTATCATCAGAGGTAACATAATCTTCAGTTTCTATAATACCTTTTGCAAGTCTATAGTTCTTAATTGTTCTCTTATACTTTTTACGGAGTTGTCTAATACCTAGACTTTCAAACCAATCCACATTGGTTTTTTTCCACTCTTCGTCTTTTTCAGCCTTAGGTACCATTTGGATAGGTTGCCAAACAGATCCAAGTTTCTTTGGTTCTGCTTTCTGTCCATGTTGTAAATCCCAGGCGGTTAGTATTTTCATTTTAATTTAATATACGAATTATTTTAGATTTTTAAAAGCACTTCGTGTACTTTTAATGTTTTTAAATGGATTTCTACTCTTTGAATAGTCCACTTTTGTAAGTTCAGGCATATCTTTTCGAACTTTTGTAATTAATCCATTTGCCTGTCTGGATTTTGCAAGGGCAATTACTAATCCTAAAGTTACAACTTGGTCATAGTTACCTTTTGTATCTGTAAAATTAAGCAATTCTTTTATTAGTCTACGATCCGGAATTCTTTCAACTCCATAGATTGTTCTTATTTTATCTCCGTTGGATTTATTTTCTACACCTAATTCTTCCTTAAGATATTCAAGAATTTTATTAATGTAGTGAGTCCACATAGTTACATTTGTTCTTACTCCATATTCCTGATAGGATTCTGAGTTAGTTCCTAATTCTTTTAGAAAAGGTAGATCTGCTTTGGTAGCCATGTGTTTTTGTTTATGCTTAGTAATCATGTGCTTAACAAAATTGTCTACGTTATTTTCTATAACTGCAAATGCATTGTATTTTTCAATTAGCATTTCACCTAACTCATTGGTTTTCAGTAAAGATTCTTTTCTTCCTACATATGCGGCAACTATTCTATCCCCTTCTAGAGATGTTACTATTTTATCATCCTCTTGAGTTTGTACCTCTACTAGATTTTTATATATAACAACTGAAAATAAAGATTCAGATGTTGATGAAATATCCACAGAGATTGGATCAACTGCAGCAAAGTAAGTTCCAAATTTAGCATCTGCTATAGGTTCTTCCCATACTTTAATACAACCATAGGGTATCTCATCTTTCTTTGGGTGAAATGGAAATGCTTCAATGGATAAATGCTTTGCCTTTACAAACACTGGTTTACCATTAGTATCTCTTTCAATGTCAAAGAACTTATGTTCATACATTCCTTTTTCAATTCTATAGTCTTGTCTCGTTAATAAATTAGCCGGGAATATACTTTCTTTTCTATAGGAGAATGCTTCTTTAATTGATAAAGGTCTTTGAGAACAATAATATCTATACATCTCAGGTTCCTTTTGTGCAGCAGTTAATCTATTTTTCTCAATTAAACCCAATGCTTTTTCTTTATCTGAGTTTCCATGTATATCAAAACACCATACAATTCCACCAGTTTCAGGATCTGTATCCATGTAATTCCACCACTCTGGTGCAAAGAATCCTACTACTCTACCAAGATCTTCATCTCCTTCACATACATTATCAAATGCATAGAAGCCATAATCTTCTGGCTTAAACA